GTGAAGGATTAAATGTTATTACAGGTAAAACTGTAAATATGATTAAAGCAGGTATTATTGATCCTTTACTTGTTACAAAAAGTGCTTTAGTTAATGCAGTCTCTGTTGCTACAACTATATTATCTACTGATTGTGTAATTAATAATTTAAGAATTAATGAAGGCAGTAGGTAACAATATAATAATAATTCCTGAAAAAGTAAAAACAGATAAAACTAAAGGTGGTTTACTTATTATAGAAAAAGACAGGGAAGATATAAGATATAGAAAAGCTAAAGTTATATCAGTTAGTGATGATATAAAAACTATAAAAAAAGATGATACTATATTTTATGATCGTCATGCTGGGCACGGAATTGAATTTGAAAAAGAAAAATTTATTGTAATTAAATTACAAGATGTTGTTGTTGTTTTATGAAACGTTTAAAATCTGGAGATATACGAGAATTAAACTTATTAAAACACTACAGATTAATAAGAAAGTGGGCTTGTAGAAACAATGATCTTAATGATGCAGATTTAGAGTTATTAATATACTTTGACTGTATGGATTTATTTACTAAACAGGATTTTAAGATCGGTACGTATGCTTATAGTTGGGACAACAGACGCTGGAACAAATTGGTAAAAAACAACTGGATTGTAACATGGAGGCAACGAAATAGAACAACCCAAAAGTATAATATCTATAAAGTTTCTTTTAAGTGTAAACAACTAATAGCACGTATGTACCGTATTATGTTAGGTGAAGAAGATATACCTATAAGTAAAAGACGTAATTCAATAATGAGGGCTAAAACATACACAGATAAAGTTTTAATAACAGCAATACAAAATCTTAATAAAGATAAAACAAGATAATATGGGACATAAAAAAAACTCAGAAGGAGGACCTAAATTTGCAGGCGCTTTAGTTAGGATGTTACAAAATACTAAAGGTCAAATTAATCCTAATCAACAAATACAACCTCAACCTATAGATAAATTAGCTAATTTAACAAGAGGTGTACCAAATGAACAACCTATGGGTATAGGTATGGGTAATCAATATATGGATGATCCTAGAAATGCTGTAAACTATATGCAACAACAAGGTATGGCTAAAACAGGTTCTATTGGTCCTGCAGAAAGCGACGCAAAAGTTCATAACAAATTAAAAAGAAAACGAAAAAAGTTTGATAAAACTGTTGATCAAATCCGAGAAAATCAAAAGAAAAGAGATAAAGGTGAAAATATAAATCAAAATCAGCAAGATAGAAAATTTAAAAAATTAGATAAAACTGCTGAGCAAATTTCTCAATTAAAGAAACAAAATCCATCTCAACAAAAAGGAGAAGGTCCTGCACAAGGTATCACAGGATATAAAGAAGGTGATTCAAAAAATAACAAAAATAAAAATAATAAAAAATCAGAAAATAAAAAAACAACTGAAAATACAGAAAATAGAAAAATAAAAAAGTTAGTAAAAAAAGAAAAAGAAAATCAAGAAAGTGATAAAACTTCATCTAGGAAAACTGCAGCTAATCAACAAAAAATAAAAAATCAAATAGATAAAAAGAAAAGATTAGCAAGAAAAGAAAAAAGACAAGAAGGTAGAAAAAAAAGAAAACAAGCACGTGAAGATTATAGAAAAGGCAAAATAAGTAAAGGTGATAAAAAGAAAAAAATAAGAGATTCTAGAGAAGAGCAGATGTCAGAAAAAAGAAAAACAAGACATCAAGAAAGAAAAAAGAAAAAACAAGATAAAGCAGGTACAGAAAATTCTTCAAAAACTAAATCAAAACCTTCTAACAATAAACAGGAAAAAACAAAAAACTCTAACACAGGAGCATTATGAAAAGCAACTCACCACTATTAAAAACAATATCTGAAATAAGAGAAGAACCAGGTATGTCTAATGCAGGTAAATATCCTAATGTAAAAAAATCTGATTTTTGTGGACCAAAAGGAACATACCCTGTAAACACACTAGCAAGAGCTAAATCAGCATTAAAACTTGCTCATAATGCTCAAAATCCAAATAGGATTAAATCTTGTGTATATAGAAAATATCCTCAATTAAAAAACGAAAAATGAAACACGATCCAGGTTACAACAAAGCAAGTAAAAATAAAAAAATAGGTATAGTAGGAGAATCTCATATATGGGATGGCCCATTAAACCAAACAGGTAGAATGCATGGTATAGGTTCTAGCTCTGGTATTACAGGAATGGAAGTATCAAAAGCACCTTGTGGACCGAATGCATATCAAAAAAAATTCCCTATAACAAAATTAGTACAGGGTTAAAATGGCTGTTTCAGATATTAAATTATTAGCCATAAATGGTATAGCCCTTGCTGTATCAATGACACATATAGAAGTTTCACTTAAAATAATTCTTTTATTAGTAACTATAGGATACACAGTGTCTAAATGGTTAAAGTTAAAAGACAATAAAAAATAAATTATGGAAAAAGGACATTTTGGACATTACACAGGTAATGCTAGACACTCACACACACCTGTAACCCAACACAACGTACATCAAGCAGAAAGAGACGATGCAGCTCATATTCATTATCTTAAAGAAGATATTAAATATGATAATAAGCATGGTCACAGTGATATTGATATGACTGCTGATGAAAAACATATTTCTAAACTTGCTGGTGATATGAAATATGATAAAAAACATCACTAAAAATGAGTAAAACTCCTTTTTATAAAACTGGATTAGGTGTTCGTCACGGACAAACTAATGATGGTAAATTAATTTATAGCTCTATAGGCCCTGCAGTTACCGAAGAAGAAAAATTAAAATTAAGAAAAGAAGGAGAAAAAACATATACTGGAGATCAAACTACTAATGTAGTTGAAGAAAAAGTAGATGGAGGAAAAAATATTACAACTACTACTTTAAATCCTTGGCAAGCAATAGATGAATATGAAGGAAAAACTTATGCAGAAGCTGGAGTAGATGCTGATGAAGCAAAAAAATATTGGCAAGAGAATCCAGAAAAATATAAAGCATATTTAGCTAGTAAAAATCAAACTCGTACAGGTACTGATGAAAATGTGACAACTCAATTTGTTGCAGATCCTGTAAATAAACCTCCTATTCCTCCAAAACCTCCACAAAGAAAAGTGCAAGGATATGGATATAGATCTCAAGGTTTAGGAAGTTTAAGTTCCGGGCAAGGTAAAACTTACGCAGGAGCAATGCATCATGCTTTAGAATATGGACAAAAAGGGCAAGTTGATATTGATAAAATTTATGATCTGAAAGCTTATGGGTCAGGAGCAATGGCTCGTTTAATTCAATCTGGTGCTTCTGAGTCAAAAAAGGCCCTTGGAAATTGGAAAACAAATCCTAATTATGGGCAAGATAGAGAAAACTGGAAAAAACAACAAGATCAAATTAGAAAAGATGCACTTGCGTGGAGAAAAGCCGGTTCAAGTAGAGAAAATATACCTGAATCTATAAAAGCAATTGTTGAAAGAATGGATAATTCTTGGGAAAGTGTTACAAGGTGGAACAATAATACTACTCCTACTTACATGATGACTCGTGGTCAACCTGTAAAATCATAAAACAGAATAGAACTGTATAAATCTAACCAAAACACAAACATTAACACAAACATTAACATAAACAAAAAATGGCAAAATTTATAGAATTCAACGTTATGGGTAACGCTTCTAGTTATTTGAATACAAAACATTTAATTAATGTAGACCTTATAACTGAAATTAAGCAAACTGCTGCTCAAACATTAGAAGTAGTTTTAAATGCACTACCTAGTGGAAAAGATACTATTACTTTAACAGCTAGTACTTCTACTAGTTCACAAGTAAACCCAATTAATTCAACTGGTGCTCCATTAGGAGATGCTGTAAAATCAGCAATGACCGCTAATCCAGGTGGTGTAAAAGCTAGTGCACAATTAGGTAAAGATCAAGCTGCAACTCCTGTTCAAATGTATTGGAGTGATATTCAGTGGGCATAATAATTAGTTGATGAAATCACGAGGATTAGGCGATTCTATTGAAAAGTTTACCACTAAAACAGGTATTAAGACCATCGTTGATAAAGTCTCCGAAGGTCTTAATATTCCTTGTGGATGTCAACAAAGAAGAGATGCTTTAAACAAAATGTTTCCTTATTCTACTCAGTAATGGCTTTTAAACTAACAAATCCACCTTATGTTATGGGTACACCTGTACATGAAGTAGAAATGGAAGAAGGTATATTAGGTAGAGCTGATAAAAACGGAAACATATTAATTAATAAAAACATAATAGATCCAGAGCAAAGAGAAGATGTTATAAGACATGAAGAAGTACATATAAAACAATTAAAAAGTGGTGTGCTTGATTATGATGCAGAAAATGTATATTACAAAGGTAAAACATATCCGCGTAGTACATTTGATGAAGGTAACTCTAATTTGCCTTGGGAAAAACCAGCAAATAATAAAAAAAATGGGAAAAGGAAGTAATAAAGTAAAATTAGGGTCATTTATGACTAAACATTCAATGGCTTCTAATTATTTCAAATCTAATAACGACATAATGTATAATGCCCCTGCAGATATAGCTTCAGGAGGCGGAGAAGCCAATTTTGGTAAACAACCAGTAGGAGATGGTAAAGGACCAGCTCACAAAAAACAATACTCACATACGCATGAAGGTGTAGGAGATAGCATTTCAAACACACTTAAAGATTTTGTAGGTTACAAAGAATCAGGTAGAAATCGTTATGCTTTGGGTGGTCTTGTTAAGTATAAAAGTGATGATTGGAGTTCTGGATATAGTGATGTTCAAAGAAAAGTTAAAAATGTTGCTCCAGGTATAAGTGGAAAGAAAGATTAAATAAATGTGGAAATTAATTTTAGGTCTTTTAAAAGGTGGTGACGGAAGAAAATCAGTTGCTGGTGGCTTAGCTTGGGAAATAAGGGAAGCAATAAAAGGCAAAGAATTAGATCCAGAAAAACTTATTGAATTACAAACAAAAATTAATATGGTTGAAGCCTCGCATAGAACTTTGTTCGTTGCGGGGTGGCGACCTTTTGTAGGTTGGATATGTGGATTTGCATTAGCATATAATTTTGTTATTAGAGATTTATTCATATGGATAACAAAAGCTACAGATGTACCACCACCATTACAAATGGAACACTTAATGACTGTATTGTTAGGTATGTTAGGTTTAGGTGGTTTAAGAACATATGAAAAAATAAAAGATAAAGTAAAATAAAAATGGGATATTATCAAAAAAATTTAAGTGATTTTGCAACTGGTGCAATAGAGATGCAAGAATCAAAAACATTAAAATCAGCTGCATTAAGTAACTTATCTACTAATACTATTGCTGGTTTACCTGCAACTAGTAGTGCGATTGTATATGCGACTGGAGGTACATATCCTGGTGCTGCTACATTAACTACAGTTGCCACACCAAGGGGTGTTGGTTTAGGTGCAACATTTTTAGTTGCTACAGATGGAGCTGGAGCAGTAACTAGTGTTACTGTGCAAAATCAAGGTCCTAATGTAGGCACTTCTGCACAAACAATAGAATTTAGTTTAGCATCATTAAACTTAGCTTTTGGTTCAACTGGAATAACAGGTGCATTAACAGCTACTTTAGCAGGTGGTGATTTAGAAAGACCAAGTGGTACTTTTACAACTAAAATGCCTTCATTATATGTAGGTGGTGCTGGTAATATAAAATTAACATTAGCTAGCGATGATCAACCTATAGTAATAAAAGGTATTACAGCAAACAGTTTTCTACCATTATCAGTTAAAAGATTATATAATTTAACATCTGATACTGAGACAACCGCTACAGATATATTAGCGTTATTTTAAACACAATTAATTAAATTAAATCAAATGACAAAAAAAGAAGAAGGATGTTCATCTTGTGATGAGCAAAACAAAAAAGTAGCTGGTAAAATTACAGCTGAACAATTAACTACTATTAAAACACACCAAGAAGAAATAGCTCAAACATTAAGAGATATAGGTTTTCTTGAAACTCAAAAACATGGTTTATTACATAAATATGCTGGCACTGTACAAGATGCTGAAAAGTTTAAAGAAGAGTTGGAAAAAGAATATGGTGGTATAAATATCAATCTTGAAGATGGTAGTTATACATTAATAGAAGAAGCTAAAAAAAGTGAGTAGTAAAGTTATAAGAAAGATCAGTATTGGATCTGATTATAAAAATGATGCCATGCATTATGCTGTTGGACAGCAGGTGTATGGCGGTCATACTATATCGCATATTTTATGTGATGAAGAAAAAGACGCTTATAATATCTTTATTAAAAAAGATGGTGAGGTTTTACCATGGAAAAAGTTTAATTCACAAATGGCAATCTCAGTTGAATATGATTTAGAATATTAATGAATAGCTTATATCAGTTTATAATTAAACCTGTAGGTGAAAGATATAAAAACAAAATTAATATTCAAGGTACTGAATTAATTGTTAATTCAAGTATATCAAATCATAAATTTGTAAATAGAGAAGCAGAAGTGGTAGGTGTTCCATTGGAATATAAAACAAAAATTAAAAAAGGAGATCACGTTATAGTACACCATAATTTATTTAGAAGATACTATAATATGGCTGGTAAATCTGTAAATAGTACAAAATACTTTAAAGATGATCTTTATTTTGCACACCCATCACAAGTTTATATGTATTATAACAACGGTTGGCAAACACAAGCTGAATATTGTTTTGTAAAACCTATTTTAGAAAATAACACTTCTAATAACGAAAAATTATTAAAGAATACTGGAATACTAAAATATGGTAATACTACATTAGAAACGTTTAAAATAAACGTAGGAGATGTAGTGGGCTTTAAAAGTCAACGAGAATTTGAGTTTATTATTAATAATGAACTTTTATATTGTATGGAATCAAATGATATTTTAGTTAAATATGGAAACGAAAAAAACAAAACTGCGTATAATCCAAGCTGGGCACAAAGCAGTTGAAGAATTAATAAAAGTAGCTAAAGAAAGAATAGTAGATTCAGAAGATGATGTGTCAGCTGATAGATTAAAAAACGCAGCTGCTACTAAAAAATTAGCTATTTTTGATGCATTTGAAATATTAACTAGAATTGAAGAAGAAGAAAATATGATTAATTCTACAAATAAAAATAGTAAAGCTTCAACATTTGGAGGTTTTGCAGAAGGTAGATCAAGATAATGTATAAACAAACCTTATATAAAGTTTTACATAATCATATCAAACAAAAAGTTATAGATAGAAACAATAGATATAACAAATGGGAACCAGGTTACAATAGAGAACATGATATAGTTGTTATTAGTAAAACTGGTAAAATTGGTGAGATATATGAAATACAAGGTTTAAAAATAGCTTTACCTTTACTAGAAAAAACGTATAAAAGATCTAATAAAAAACTAGAACAATATTGGGAAGTGTTTGAATCTCCAAAAGAATTAAGTAAATTAAAAACTGTTTTTGATTGGAATCAAACATCTCTAGATTTTAAAAATAAATGGTATGACTATATTGATGAAGAGTTTAAAAGAAGGGAACAAGGTTTTAGTTTCTATAATAAAGGTATTCCTACCTATATTACTGGCTCTCATTATATGTACTTGCAGTGGACAAAAATTGATGTTGGCTCTGCGCAGTTCAGAGAATCAAACCGCTTATTCTATATATTCTGGGAAGCATGTAAGTTGGACTATAGATCCTATGGAATGTGTTATCTTAAGAACAGAAGGTCTGGATTTAGTTTCATGGCCAGCTCCGAACTCGTTCATCAAGCTACAATTTCCGCTGACTCGAGGTATGGCATTTTATCCAA